ATGTCGTCTGCACAGGGGCACTTTGACGACCCACGCCTTAAACAGATAACCATAAAATCGACAGCGACGCGCTACGCTTGCGCGTCATTTTGGTGTTATCTGTTTAAGGCGTGCCCCCTGATGGTCAGTTATTCCCCGGCTGGGACCAATCCGCGCTACCGCATTGCTGCGGTTTCGGCTGCGTTAAGCCTCTTCAGGCGCTTCAAAAAAAGTTGCCGGGCCAGATGTCGTCTGCACAGGGGCACTTTGACGACCCACGCCTTAAACAGATAACCATAAAATCGACAGCGACGCGCTACGCTTGCGCGTCATTTTGGTGTTATGCGATAAAATCTATATCGCTCTGCACTTCGTTTCCCCAAACGTCCCATCCGTCGCGCTTCGGAAACATCGGAGACTGTGGCCGTGCAAATAATTCCAGGTATGGACCCAGTGACATTTGCTCAATGAGATTTATGAAAATTTCCGGCTTCTCGCTGTGTTCTCGTCGTGGTTCGGAGTACCACGTCCCTTTTGCCGTCGTAATGAATGATTGTCGCTGCGCGTCCGATTCCTCAAGCAATTTCCCCTTAACGCGCCACACTGGGGTTTCACAGCCGCATTTTTTAATACCACGCGCCCGCCCGCCGCATATATCGCAGGTCGGATTTACTGATGACCAGCCGCGTCTTGCTACGATCAAATGTTCCGTATTCCCTCTGAACCCACCACCAAGGCCCGGCCCAGGCTTACACCATGTTAGTAATGTTTCCGGCGTGAAACCCCACGCCTCCACAACCTCATACGCCTCTCGCATCATGGGCAACACGGACCATAAGTAAAGATGTGCGTCAGCCGTTGACCATTCAGATACTGGGATAGCGCATATATCATCAAGCGGCATGAGTTTATATGTTTGCTCTGACGTAGACCTCCATGGAGGCGTTTTACCTGCGTAGTCCCAAGGAGGATCGGCTAAAATTGTTCGGTACTTTTTCAAGTCCAAACCTCGTATAACCAGGTTGCTCCAGCGCGACGGCTACGCCGCGCCTGAGCACCGCGTTGGAATTTACCAACCAGCAGTTCGAGCCCGACATGCGGCTCAACGTATTAAAGTCAAAATAAAAGGAGAACCTAATCATGACAATTGACCTGTCCAATCCTATTGTTATTGGCGTGTCTATTACCGTCATTTCTGCAATATTCTTGGGTACGTACCATTACATCAAAACTCTTATTACGCTCAATGTAACTAATGAGAAGTTCCGCAATGTCCTTTCTGAAATTGATACGCTTCACAAAAAGTATAAAAACGAGATCGCGGAAATCAACAAACGGAGTGAAAAAGAACTTACAAATACGGTTAATGATATTTTTACTCTTTACGATAAGAAAATCGCAATAATCCTTAAGCAATATGCGCCCGTTGCTCCAAAAATGTTGCATAGTTTTGAATTGCCTCCCCATCAAGATAACCTTTTAGTAGAAGCATTAAAGAAAAACACAAAATAAAACTCCAACCAACGGATCGAGTCCCCCGCTAAGAAGCGCGGGGCTCATCCTGGCGTTAGGACTTTCCGCTGTCCGATAAAAATAATGCCAACTCGAAGCAGAATAGCCGTTGATTGTTCATAAGCAAATCAATCATCCATGCGCTTATCGGAACAGTTACCATTCCGGCAGGATACTTTGCTTGCAGTATTCGGTGAAAATCAAACCAATATCCAGAACTGACAAGCCGTTTTACCATGCGGAAATATGAAAAGTTTTCTTCCATGTAATTCGGCCTATCCTCTGCGAAACAGGGCAGTTTTTCACACCATTCGACGCTCATAATCTTTTTTGCAATGATTTTATTTATCTCGTTATCTGTCATTTTCATTCCTCATCATCTCGTTGTAATGGTCAGTTCCGTATTGTCCGTATACGGGGTCAATCGTTTCATATTCGTCGCAGTTGTCGCACTCGTTTGGACAGGAGTACCCGAAAAAGCATATTGATCGTCGATTCATATCAGTCCTAACCATGCCGCTCGTGTGGGACGCACACCCCGCGCCCCACAGCGCAGCGTTAGATACTTGCCCTCAACTGTGACACCCACTCTGATCGGCCATTGACGCGCTCGATTTCCTTGGCATTCTCTTCCGTGTGGTATTTGATGCTTCGTGCGGCTTCCGATACAGCGGCCACATAGTACGCCATGGATGGTTTCTCGGTTGCCTCGGCCAATGAATTTTGAATATAATCCACGCCGTTTTTGCTGATGCTGATTTGCTGTAACATGAAGTCTTTTAGCCCTCGGTGATCGTTGGTCGGAGGATTCCACGACTGGACCTGTGCATACATATCATCAAGTCGCTTGTTCTGCGCTCGGTCCTTTTCAAGCCATTGCTCGATGCGCTGAATATCTGTGACTTTTTTTGCCTGCCCAAAGGCTTCTTTTTCCGCGTCCGTCATTGCCTTGAGCTTTGCCAGTGTCTCGCGTGATTCAATGAGCCGTTTCGTGTCATAGTCTGACGGTTCAAACTTATCAGGGATCGGCGCATCGTACGGGCTATCGCGCATCTCTATAAGAGCACCAAAAGCACGGGCACACCCCATGATAAATTCCTGAAACGTCTGGCCCTTTTCCATCAATGTTGCTGTATATCCTGTCGGCATACCGTCTCCTTTTTAAATGCGAGCCACCCCGTATCTAACGAGACGCTCGTGCTGTCTGCGCTGCGCTTGCAGCACAGCTCAGCGTAATGACCTAAAAATTATCCTTGTAAAAAAGTGCTATTACTTCGATCAACTCTTTTTCGTTGAATTGACCGCCTTCGCCGGACTCGTGCCCGATCCATATTGTCCCGTCATTCATTCTCATAATGGTAAAATCTCCAAGCTTTATCATGCAAGTGACTCTTTCAGCACGCCCATTCTTTCCGCTGCACGGCAGAGACTCCCGAGGCGTTCCTGTGGCCTGGCTAGATCTCGGACGTCGGGGCAGAAGTCAACATCGCCCTGGCAGGCCTGGTGCCCCTCGACGTATAAGCAGGCATTATCAACAAACCGAAAACACGGTTTTTTGGGTTTTGTGCAGGTGGCACGGGTGCCGTGGCATTGCGCGCTGACTACAGTCTTTCGACAGGTACTTTCGTGGACCACGCCGCGCAGCACCATTTCGGGATCGTAGAATTCACAGTCCATGATGTTTGTACCTGGGTTTAAGTTACCGGCCCTGCTGCAACAGGGCCGGTGCTTCCCAGGGAACTCCTTTCTTGTAGCAGGATTATTGAATACGCAGCTGCTGCAGCGTGAACAGTACCTGTACGTCGTTGTTTGCGTCTATGGCTTTGCTGAAATCTAGCACTCTTGCGGCTTCGCGCAGCCATGGGCTGCTTTTGGGATCATTGATGATCTTCTGCAGGTCGGAGGCGTAGGACGCGAAACCGGGTGACGGTTTGGGCGCTATCGGCGGATCGGCAGGACGATATGATGCCGGGGGCCGGTGCTTACCTTTTGCGAATGCTGGCTGATCCGGACAGACGAGGTGTTGTGTGCCGTTCTCTTTGCTCCATTCGACCTGCTGGCCTGCGTGGATGTACCCGCCGCACTTCTTGCACTTTGCATTGTATTTCGAGGTTATGGTCATGTGACCGCCTCCATTTCGCGTATGGCCGCCGCCGGATGGTTTACTCTGGTTTGCCGTGATCGTGTCCGCAGTCGGGACAAATCGGGTCGGGTGTTTCTGTGTCTAGTTCCGCTCCGCATTCTTTGCAGTTCATGGTATCGGTTCCTTTCGGTTTCCCTTTGCCCTGGTCCCGTGTCTGACGACTATGCCGTTCAGCCGGGCCGGGGGTGTGAGTGATTGTTGAATTGAAAGAACTATAGCAAATGCTAAATGACTTGTCAAGAGAAAATATTACAAATGTTAAATAGATGGATTTGCTTGTTTTATGGGGATTTGATACTATTATTGGAATGACGAAAAAAATAATTTCTGGGTTGCTGCTGTTTTCGCTGCTTGTTTCGGGCGGGGTGTTCGCGGAGCACCGGGCGGATTACTCAACGGTTGCGAAGCGGGACAAGCACGGCAAGATCGCGCGAAGCTATAAGGCAAAGAAGGCATTTCGAAGACAGCATCCGTGTCCTGGTACTGGACGAAAAACGGGAAAGTGCAGAGGGTATGTGATTGACCATATAGTACCGCTCAAGCGTGGGGGCGAGGACGATCCGAAGAATATGCAATGGCAGACGGTTGAAGAGGCAAGGATCAAGGATCGGTGGGAGTAGTGTTTACGCTTTATTCCGTTTCAATAATGAAAAAGCAGATGCGATCATACCCGGCATGATAAATAATAAACCAGGTGCGGTAAAGATTGCGGCAAAAAACCAGTGCCAACCCCATACTTTTAATGCACAGACAAATGCTCCGATGGTCATGGGTATCGTAAATCTAATAGTTACGGCAATAAAAACCGCGACACCAGCCCAGAACGAACCATAGAGATACTCAATACCGATAAAGCCTGCATATATCTGTGAAATTCCAAAGGTAGTAAATACCAAAAAGCCGATAAGCCCAAGATAGGCAGACATAAAGACCCCCCCCTTTTTTACTTTTTAATTAATGGCTTCTTTCTGAAAATCACAGATAGCATCTCCCGAGCAGTCCGCACACCGTCTACTCCGTATTTTCTAACATCTTCCTTAAACAGAAGTATCTCCTTATCAAAATCAGTAGGGTACTCTTTGGATTGTATCGGTGGTTTTGATGATAAAATCTCGTCCACGGATACGCCGAGGCCTTGCGATAACCGCTCTAGCGTTTTCCTACTGGGGTTTCTCTTGCCATGCCGTAACTGACTTATATGAGCAAGAGCAATACCTGTTCGTTCAGACAGCTCCGTAGGTGTTACGCCCTTCTGCTTCATTATCTGCTGCAGCCGTTCCCCCAAAACCATAACTGATTTTAGCATTTGCAAAACCTGTGGTCTATGTGCAAACGCTAAATTAGTGCTTGACGAAGGCTTTAACATTTGCTATATTCCTTTCATGGAACTAATTGAATATTTAAAAACATACCAGATCAAGGGTAAGGATTTCTCCAAGAAGCTGGAAATTAGCCAGGCGTATCTTTCGCAGATTTGTTCAGGAGTACGGCAACCATCAAAGTATTTGGCGATGGTAATCGAATCCAAGACGCACGGTTCGGTGACAGCGAAGTCTCTCAGGCCGGACATTAAGAAGATCGCATGAGCCGCAAACACCTGGAATTCTCCGAGCCGCTGCCGGTCAGGATCAGAACGCCGAAGCAGCCGCGCACTACCATGATCCAAGGTAAGAAGCGGCAGACAACAAAGCGCGAATGCCGGGTCTGCGGCGGCGATCCGTGGCCGAACCGGTTTTTCTGCCCGACGTGTCATGGTGCGGTTTCGAGCGCTTATGTGCAGTAAGGGTATTAAACGATGATTCATGCGTACACGATAGCAGTTTGACATGGCCTGGAACATTCAATTTTTTTGATATTTCGGGCTTTTTTATGGGCAGAGCGAGACAAAACGAAAGTCACAGAATGCCTGATTTGTGACAATTCGGACGGATAGGACGGAGAGGACGTATGTCACAGCTGAAAAACAACGACGGTATCAGCGCTCACCTGCAGCGGATATTTATCTACGGGGACGAGATGGCCGAATCACACAGGGTTAATTCGTTTCTTGACTTTCTGGCTGCCCGGATAAACCCGTTTACCGCTCGTCCGTACGAGCTCGGCGCGCGATCGTTGTACCGGTACATCAGCGGGGAGATGCACTTTCCGGTGGACCTGCTGCCGCCGCTGGTGTCGTGGTCCCTGGACGAGCAGCTGATGGCGGCGTTCAACATCTACCCTGCGCCGGGTGATGTGGAGCTGCTGAAAGAGAAGATTGAGAAGGAAGAGACAGTCTTGAAGCAGCACCAGGAGAGCATCGACCTGATGCGGTCTCGGCTGCTGCGGCCGATGGGTAAGGGACAACAGAGGGTCAAGGGTCAAGTAGCAAGTAGCAAGGGGAAAACAGTGTAACTCCCCGGCTCCTGTCGAATCAGCCCCCCTGAGAGACGGGGGCCGGGTTTTTATAATCCAAGGGAGGGTCGAATATGAATTGTGCGTTGTGGTTGCTGATTGGCGTGATGATTGGTATTTCGATTGCCGCGACTGTTGCGGGTTTTATCTGCATTGAACTTACGCCGGGGAATGATCACCCGCTGACGAACGACGAGATCCGGGAGCGGGTCGGGGAGGTTTTCGAGTGAGCATGAAAACGTTTAAATATGTGATCGTTGATGATTTTATACCGGTAGTGTTCAACGATCTGCAGCATAAGGATATGTTGAAACTCGGGACCATTACGTCGGCGGGGTATTTTATGCGGACCGGGGATCGGGTTACGATCTGCGGGGAGGCTATGTCGATCAGCGTCCGGCCTGGCAAGTACGACGCCATGCTGCTTGAGCGTTTCTACGCCAAGGGAGGCATTGACGATGGTGGCGCCTAAGTTCTGCCGGGTGTGCGGCAAGCCGCCGCTGGTGATCAACGATATCGAGGCGCGCTGCTTTGAGGTGGCGTGCAGCAGGAAGTGCGTGCCAGAATCGCGGCATACGGACCGCGAGCAGGCGGTGTTTTTGTGGAATCAGGGGCAGGCAGGGGAGACGAAGGGATGAGCCTCGACATCATGTCGGCGGTATGGAAGACAGCTCTACATACGGATGTCAAGTTCGTGCTGCTGGTACTGGCCGACCATTCGAATGAGGATGGTTTGTGCGTTTACCAGGATTCGTCTATTCAGACAATAATGGAAAAAACCAGCCTGTCAGACCGTACCGTTCGGAGACGTTTGCAGGATCTTATTGGGAACGAGCTGGTTAAAATTATAAGCCCGGCTACACAGCACCGACCTGCTGAATACCAGCTCGACGTGTGTAAAATTGTGTCACTTAGGGGTAAAAATTGGGACCCCAGACCGGTCACGCTGACCACCCTGGGACCAATCCAGACCGGTCACGCTGACCACCCTGGGACCATCCAGACCGGTCAGGCAGTCCACCAGACCGGTCAGGCTGACCACCCTGCTCCTCTTTATGTACCAGATACCAAAAAACATACACATACCAGCAAACCTGACGGCCCTGTGAGTGACATGGCGGATTTAAAATCTCAAGTTCAAATGCACGCCCTGGCGGAACATTCTTTTCAGGCGTTCAAGGACTCTTACCCGAAGATCTCGGGCAAGTTCTTGAGCGAAGATCAGGCGCGCAAGGAATTCTTGAAACTACCAGGGTCGTGGGGTCCGCTGATCCGGGCGGCAAAGAATTATTCCGTGAGCAGCATCGTGCAGAAGCGGATCGCTGCCGGAGGCGAGGGCGTTAAGTATGCGAACAACTTTATTCGAGACGGCACCTGGAAGGATTACCAGACCGAGGACGTGATCGAGACCGAGGAAACCATGGCGAGACGAAAAGCAAAAGAAGAGCTGATATCAAACCTTAAAAACAACAGAAACAAGAACATGCCCGATATGTCTGACGATGCTAAGCGGTTGTTCTATTCGTTGAACACGCATTGGTCGTTCTTACGCAAGATGGCTGTTGAGGGCCGGGACATTTTCGGACCGCAGACGAACTGTCCTGATTTTAAAACGCTGGCAGCAGAAGGGGGGCGGCCTGAATGAAGATCAAGATAAAACTCTCACGCAAGGAAAAAGAGATCACGTTCGAAGTCAAGGAGGTGGGAATGGTGCCGTCATTCGAAGCTCATGGACGAAAGAGTATTTGTGCTCTGGTTGACAGGAAGGGCTGGGACAGCGCCTGGGAGCGCCTGGCAGAGCTGGGAGTCAGGATTGTTTACGAGAAGGGCCGTCCTATCGTGAATGTCGAGGAAGTGCGGATTGCTTCACAAAAATGGTTCAAAAAGCAGAGCGGAAAACAAAAAACCACCCTTTAACCACCCTTTAACCACTCGTTATTATCCGGAATTTGTGAGACACTATGAACGTGAAGAAAGAGACCAAAAAGAAAAAAGCGAAGAAACCCCGGCAAATTCCGTTAAAGGGAATTTCAGGGAAAGTGAAGCCCACGCCGCAGCAGCTCTTGATTGCGAAAGGTTTAGTCGAGGGCAAAAAAAAGGGAGAGGCCCTAGTGGGCGCTGGTGTGTCTCCTGCGAATGCACGCAGCAACAGCGCGGAGATACTGTCGCAGCCGGGCGTGAAGGTCGCGGTCCGTCAGGTACTGCAAGAAGCTGGCGTTACACCTGAGAAGCTGGGAAAGGTTTTGAACGAGGGCCTGGCCGCGACAAAGGTGATCAGCGCAAACCTGCTGGTGTTGGGCAAAGAAGATTCCGAGGTGCCGTGCGTTGATGGTTTTCTGGACACGACGAAGATGGAACCAGCAGAGCAGGAAAAGATATTTATACGCGTTGAAGACTTCCCCACGCGGCACCGGTATCTTGAGACGGGCCTGAAACTTTTGGAGATGGTGCCAACGGAAAAGACGCCGGGCGCGCCTGATCTGCAACCGGGTGAAGAACTGAACATGATCGCGCAGGCAGAGGCAGAAGCAGCTAAACGGGACATCACAAAATTTACGGTGATACGTGAACGATAAAAATAAAAAACCGATTACTATTACACCGGACCAGCATGTGAAGCGTCTTGAAACGCTCAAAACCAAACGGCAGCTGGTCGAAACGCCCTGGAAAAAAGCGTATGACAACACCTACCCGCTACGCGGTGAGCTGATCGCTAACGACAGCGCAACAGCAGACAGCGCGGCCTCGTCCGCTGCTGGCAAGAACTCCAGGATCTACGATAGCACGCTCCGCAACTCAAGCCGCATGTTGGCGTCCGCTCTTTTCTCCGGTCTTACTCCTGCAAACAGCCGCTGGTTCAGCCAATCCGTGATCAACGTTGACGACGACGAAAGCAAGAAGTGGCTGGACAATGCGTCTGACACTATCTGGAAAAACATACACAACTGCAATTTTGATACTGCCGGGTATGAGTCTTTCATCGACTACGTGATCGCGGGCATGTTCCCGATGTACATCGAGCCGGGCAATGCAAACGAGGGAAAGCTGTACAACTTCTCGCTCTGGCCTTTGGCGTCGTGCTACTTTTCGGACAGCACGGGCAAGGGCATGATCGACACGGTTTACAGGGTTTTGAAGCTGACCGCAGAGCAGGCTTTCAAAGAATATGGCGACGAGTGCAGCGACGAAACCAAAAAGAACGCGATCGAAAAGCCGGACGAACCGGTCGAGATACTGTGGGCGATCTATCCGCGAAAGGTTGACCCGAAAGATGTGATAACTCTTCCGATCGCCTCGGACCACGTAGACATAAAGACCAAGAAGTTTTTGCGTCGGGCTGGTTACAACGAGATGCCGGTCGTGGTGCCGAGGTGGATGCCGATACCGGGCAGCGTGTATTCGCTCGGGATCGTTGACGACGCGCTGCCGGATCACCTGACCGTGAACGAAGTAAAATTATATGTGCTTTCTAATGCTGATCTGGCAATAGCGGGTATGTGGGGTGCTGTTGATGATGGAGTTTTGAACCCGAAGACCATCAAGGTCGGACCTCGCAAGATCGTGTTTATGACTTCAAAGGATAATTTCTTTCCGCTGCAGCCGTCTGGCAGGTTTGACGTGGCAGCGCTCGAAATAAAAGACTTACAGGGGCAGATCAAGGCTACCCTGCTTTCTGATCAGCTGCACCCTGACCAGGGTCCGGCCATGACCGCGACGGAAGTGCATATGCGGGCGCAGATCATCCGACAGCTGCTAGGCCCCATGTATGGCCGTTTGCAATCAGAGTACATGATCCAGGTTGTAAACCGCTGTTTCGGGATCGCTGTACGTGCAAAAGACAACTCGGTGCTCGGAATTCCGCCCGAGGCTATTGCAGGTAGAATGTCAAATGTCACGTTCCAATCGCCGCTTGCAAAGGCGCAGAAGCTGGACGACGTGGCTGCCATGGATCGGATCGAAGGTATGCTGGGGTCCCTGGTCAAGCTGCAGATCCCCGGACCGCTCGACAACTACGATTGGGACGAGGCTGTCAGGGTGAAAGCGGACCTGCTCGGTGTGCCTGCGAAGCTGATCATTGACGAAGATATCGTGAAGCAGAATCGCCAGAAACGAATAGATCAAATAAAGCAGGCACAGGCGCAACAGCAGAAGCAGGTGGAGCAACAGCAGGCCATGGAGATGGCGGCAAAGGGGAGCGGAGCGAATGCCTAACAACCAGGAGAAAGAACCGACGGGCTTACCCGCGAAAATCTATTTCAATATTTTTCAGGGACACCAGGACGGACAAGATATACTTCAAGAATTAAGTATGAGGTTTTACGATAGGACCAGCATATCAAGCCCGGTTGATCCGAACGCCACGCTGGTGCTTGAAGGTCAGCGCCAGGTTTTACTGTTCATCATGCAAAAATGCGCGGAGGGCCAAAGATGATAACGCGAAGAATGACGCCGAAAGGCTGGGAAATTTACGACACGGAGGATTTTACCAATGACACAAACAGCAACAGAAACACCGAGCCCGGCAGCAGCATCGCCGACAAGCCCGGAAACACCGATCGCAGCTTCAATCTCGACGAACCAGGCAGCAGCAGCCGCGCCGTCGGCGTCGAATTCCCCACAGACCACACCGGCGTCGGGATCTCCGGCAGCAGCGACAGCGGAAAGCCAGGGAGCGCCGAAAAACCTGGTAAGCGGGGCAGCGCCGGCAGCGCCCGCAATACCCGATAAGTTCAAAGTAACACGGGCCGACGGAAGTATTGACCACGAAGCAACGCTGCTCAAGACGCTCGGGTCATACACTCACCTGGAAAAGCGGCTCGGCAGCGGCGACGTACCTCCGGAGAATGAAGCAGGGTATAAGCTCGACTATTCAGTATTCCCGGAAGGCGTAGCGCTCACACCCGAAGGCGAGAAGGCGCTGCTTAAAACCTTTCACGGGTCCGGCATGACAAACAAGCAGGTCCAGACCGTGATCAATAAGTATGCCGAGGTGATCACGCAGGGGCAGGAGATCCAAAAGACGCAGGAGATCACACGGGTCAACACAACGCTGAAAAGTGTTGAAACAGAATTAAAGACCGAGTGGGGAGCAGATTACAATTCACAGGGAAAAGCGATCGTTCGAGGTTTTAACCACCTGGCTGACGAGTCAGACAAGGCGGTCATGGATAACATCGGGAAAGACTCAAAGCTGACCTACAAGCTGCTGATGAAAGTTCTTGCCAAGGTCGGCGTCGGGATCACCGAAGACACACAGGTATTGAACCCCGACGGCGTGCCCGGAGACGGGACACGCGAAGCGCTGATGAAAACAGAAGCGTACACGAACGCAGAGCACCCGGAGCACAACGCGACCGTGGCAAAGGTCACGGCGCTTTATCAAAATCAGTATAACACGAAGTAGAAGAATTCCACCGATTTTCCGAGACAAGCGAAAGCCCCCGGCAGATCGGCAGCGACAGCAGGCCCTTACCCTCCCCGGCAACCCTCACCGGCCCGGCCAGACGGTAGGACAACCTAATCGAGAGCAGTTAAACAAGCAATCTCTTTTTGGGAGGTCCTTACCATGGCCAATGAAATCACGGAAGCATTCGTAAAGCAATTTGCGGACAACTTCAAACTGAAAAGTCAGCAGCTGAAGTCTCGCCTTGAAAAACACGTTCTGGTTGACAGCAACATCGTCGGCTCATCAAAGTCCGTTGATCGGGTCGGCGCGGAAGAGGACCAGCAGCGGACTGAGCGCTACGGAGACAGCCCGCATATGGCGGACAACTTCGAGCGCCGCTGGATCGACCTGTCAGACTGGGAGTGGGGCAAGCTCATGGACGATATGGACCAGCTCAAGATGCTGGCCGACCCCACGTCTCCGACGATCGCGGGCGGAGTCGCCTCGCTCATGCGCAGGAAAGACAAGGTCATTATCGCGGCCCTCGGCGGATCTGCACGTCAGGGTCAGGACAGCTCTGCCACAACGGTAGTTCTTCCCGCAGCGCAGAAGATCGCCAACGGCGGCACGGGTTTGACCATTGCCAAGGTGATCGCTGCTCGCGGCATCCTGGGCAGGGCAGAAGCGTTCAACGAAGACGATCCAAACGACGAGCTGGTGATGGTCTACACCATGGAACAGCTCGAAAACATGCTGAACATCGACAAGTTTACGAGCACGGATTACAATTCGGTAAAGGCGCTTGTGGCTGGCGAGGTAGACACATGGATGGGATTCACCTGGGTGCGTACGCAACTCCTGCCGAAGACCGCGTTTGAGCGGTTCTGCTACGCCTACTGCAAGAGCGGCGTGACCCTCGGGATCGGCAAGGATATCACCACGAAGCTCGGCGAACGTCCGGATAAGAAGTTTCTCCCGTACGCATACAGCAAGCAGAGCGTGGGCGCGGTCCGCACGGAAGACGTAAAGGTCGTTGAGATCGCTTGCAATGAGATAGTTTCGGCGTAGGTAATCGGGCCGGTCAATATGACGGCCCTGTAGTTCAACCACTAACCATAAACCAGGAGGTTTTACCATGGCGAATATTTACAGCACCGGCTACAACAACGACAATGCAACCCCGCCTGTAAAGCACATACCGAGCGACGGCGGCGGCAGGGTGCGTATGTACTACGACACCTACACACAGGGCGCAGTCGATGGCAGCATAGGCGACGTGCTGCATATGCGCAGACTTCCCGGAAATGCGCGTATCTTGCCCGGCGGGATGATGTTCTGGCACACCGGCAACACGAACGAGACCTTGCAGGTCGGCGTTACGGGTGCGGACACCAAGTTCGTGGGCGCAACCGCAGCGGCAACGCTCGGAAGCGTGGCGCTCGAAGCGTGCCTGGCAAGCGGCGCGGGCTATGTTACCCCGGCGGCAGGCATTGAAGTAATCGTGACGAACGCGACCGCAGCGATAAAGGCGGTCCAAGTGATCACGGTCATGATCCCGTACATGATCGACTAGCACCAGACCTGAACACGGTCCCGGCCTCGGAAGAGGTCGGGACCATTCTTAAAAACCAGGAGATCAAGACAATGTCGAATTCGCAGAAGGTAGTGGAGGCAGCAGGCGGGTGGGCGTTTCAGGTCCGGGTCAGATATTTCTTGATCAAAGCTGCGATTGCAGTCATGTCAGAACTAGGGACCACAACGAACCACGCCGAACGCCTGATCTATGCGCGCAAGGTCATGGACGGATCTGCGAACCTGGCGATCGCCGCGATCGCCGTGGCCACGAACGCAACGGTCTCGACAACCCTGGCAGCAGACAACGAACCAACCGACAACGATCTTGAATTCACCGTTAATTCTATGTTCACCGCGTTTAGTTTATAAGGGGGATTCATGGCGACGACGTTTAAACCATCATTCCGGGCAGCCTCTTCACTCACCTGGGCCACGGCCCTGGACAGTCTTGCGAATGATTCGACCGCAGTCTCTGACGCGGTTGATAACAGCTCGAACCTAGACGACGAGATCGAGATCGAAATATATATCGACGGAACCGCAGCCGCCGGGGCCTGGCTCGATGTAAGGATCGCCAAGAGTATCGACGGCGGTACGAACTATGGAACATGGGAAAGCGCCATGCCTTTGCCGTCCATTCCGCTGGCCGTAGATCTCCAAAGGTATCATGCACGGTTCGCAGCTCCGCAGCGGTTCAAGCTCATGGTCAAGAACAACACCGGCGCGGCGCTGGCCGGATCTGGAAATACTGCAAAATACCAGGGAATTCAGTACCAGGGGGTCTAATGTTGCAACAGGTAATAAACAGGAGAGACTTGCAAGCAGGCAACGTCAAACAATTCTTTGGCGCTGCGAACCTGGACCTGTACGCTCGAATGAACGGAAACGCGATCGACGAAGGCATGAACAACCTGGCTATAGTCAACAACAACGCTACACCAGCACCTGGATTTATTAACTCCGGGTACACGTTTTCCGCAAACAAGTATATCAGCTATGGCAATTATCTGGCCTATGAGCGTACCCAGGCGTTCACGATCATGGCCTGGTTTTACCGTTGCTCAAATGCGAACGGGTACGCAATATCAAAATTAACCAGCAGCTCACCATATCGAGGTTTTGCCCTTTATTACTCAGGCACGTCATTGCTTTTTGAGCTTGCCAATAACACCGGCTCGAATTATATCCGGGTTAATTCTCCGGCAAATAGCCTACAGTCTGGAAGGTTGTATCATGTCGTTTCAACTTACGACGGCAGCAGCACAGGTGCAGGCGTTTCTTTATTTATAAATGGCCAGGGTCAGGATTGCGCGATCCTAGCGAATAGTCTTTCCTTGACCACCATCGGGACCGCAGCGCTAGAGATAGGAAATAGATCGGCGGGTGAGGTCGCCTATTATTGGAACGCACCGATCAACAACGTTGCCATATTCAACCGGGAGCTGACGCCGGCGGAGATCGGCGAATATTATGCTTGGTCAATAGGGTATCCGGTTCGCCGTTTGTGGGCTGTTCCATCTTCCTCGCTGCTGCCTGATATGAGATCTGTAAATCGTCGCATATTCACCGGGAGGGCTGCTTAATGTTTTTGCGAAAGTATGGAGTGGCGGCGCAGGTTGATGGCATACCCTTGATCACTCGCGGGGCCGTGGACTACAAGGCAAATCCCACGCTGGCCTCGGGTGACGTGCAGATCAGTAAGGACGGCGACGCGTTCGCCAACATCGAAGGCGTGGGCACGTTCAGTAACTTTGTGGCCGTGGCCCCGGCCTCCAGTACGTCGGTCCAGGTCAAACCAGACGCCACGGCCATGCAATGTAAGACACTGGTGATCAGATTCATCGACCAGACAGCAACGAAGGAATGGGAAGATCAGGAAATTATAATTCAGACCTTTGGCCATGCAAGCGCTCTATTCACCGGAGATCTGAATAATATGGATTACTCTGTCGCATCAACTCGCACGGATCTGACCGCTTCGATCGCAGCAGTCAAAGCGCTGCTGAACGGGACCGGAGACACGGCGGTAGATCACAACACCGGAGGAGCGGACAATCTGCGCGTTACCACGTCGGGCGGTGTTGGCGTTGATAATGTCACGATCAAGGCTTACCTTAAATCCGATTACGATGCAGGTAATAACGGAGATACATACATTCAAGGCCGGGGGATCACGAAAGCTGATGGCCGCTGGACCTATCCGATCTATCTTGACGCGGGCAGCACGTACAAAATCGTATTTTACAAGCAGGGAGAGTACAAAGTCACGACCGCAGAGGTGACCATATGAGCCCGGTAATTGTAACACCCGAATACGCAGACGTTGTATCGGCCATTGGCATTTGCAACGCGGCAATTTTGAAGCTGGGAGGGACCGTCATAACGTCGTTCGACGATCTTACCACCGAGGGTAAATTATGCAAAGCCTTCTGGTACGAAGCGCTGGATTCTTTTCTCCGTCTGCATCCCTGGAACTTCGCGGTAAAACGCGCAGCGCTGACCCCGGACCTAGCCGATCCTACCTACGAGTGGACCTATGCGTTCACTATGCCTACGGACCTACTGAGGGTGCTCGATCTGGACGGCGTGACAGAATACAAGATCGAGGGACGGAAGATACTGTGCAACGAATCAGCCTTGAATATTAGGTACGTGTACAGAAACGAACTTCTGACCGAATGGGACGCCCTGGTAAAACAGGCCATGATCGCCTATATGGCATTTATGCTTTCGTACCCGCTCACGAAGTCAAACACCACGCAAGACGCGCAATGGCAGCTATTTACCGAATTATTGAGAACAGCAAAGGCTGTTGATGCACAAGAAGAACCCGGAGAAACGGTCGGGGATTTTCCATTCATTAACGTACGGAGGTAACACCATGAAAAAGATCATGCTAGTTTTCGCTGTTGTCGTTCTCTCGCTGGTCGTCTCGTTCGGATCGTCCGCAGAAACCACGATCTTACAGATCTATTCAGGGTCCACGGGAACCACCGCAGCCGTGAACGGTCCCGTGATATATGCGCCCTTCATTGTGCAGTCTGCAGGGTGCGATATAAAAACCACGCTCACCTCGACCGTGACGGTTCTGTTTAAAGGCGGGAACGCATACAAAGGCGTCGAGACATTCGACGCGAATGGCCTGACCACCATGGTGACCTGCACAACAGGCAAATGCAACGTGCAATTCACCAAGACGTTCGCGGCCATGCAAAGCGTGTTGACTTCGTCACTTTCTACAACGCAAAACGTAGATATAAGCTGTTCTGTCAGATAGTAGTCCAGGGGGTCGTACCCTCTTATTAAATCACAAGGAGGCATCACAATGAAAAAGCTATTCTCGGTAGTAGGCATCATGGCATTAGTGGTTTGCATTGTTGCGGTCGGGATCGTGTACGCGGGCGCTGTAACGGGACGCACAACCTCGTCAGGGTTTGAGATCATCGACGACGGCAGTATCCCTGTTACGACCGGATCAAGAAACTCTGTTTACAGCGCGGGCGTATGCAGCAGCGCAACGTACACCGTCAGGCCGTCGCGGGGTTCTTTTCAAACGCTCACGCTGGCAAGTCATGGGACCTGCACTATTGATTGGTTTCAGCCTTCCGAAGGTTTGCAGATCGTCAACCTGATCGTAACGCAGGGCACGGCCTCGGCACCTATGGCCTGGACCTCGACCCTTTGGCCTGGCGGCGTGGCTTCTGCAATGACGACCACGACCGGCGCGATTGATTGGTTCACCTGCCGTATGACCGGGACGCAGGTTCTTTGTGACAGCATAAAAAACATTAAGTAGAGGGGCAACAATGGGCCAGGGACAGGTTGACGATCTTCACCCATACGACCTAAACCTGCGCGGCGGGGCAGCGGTCTATACAAAGAACGGCACATGGTCGCCCTAGGACGGGTCGAGCAAGGGCATGGTTTGGGACCCGATCGCCCAGGACATAAAAGACGAAACTATACGGGCAACAGGGGGATAAGAATGTCGCAGAAAGACGACTGCATAGATCCCGAAGTCTGCGAACTTCAGCACCGGGAGCTTGACCGGCGCATGACAAACATGGAGGGGGCCTTGCACACGAACTTTGACAAGATGTATTCGAAGATCGAGACACAAACCCTGCATTGGGCGGAACAGGCGGCGAACAATGCAAAGCGGCCCGGCTGGGCAACCTTGGCGCTCATTACGCTATTGTCTTCGCTCTGTGTGGGCATGGCCGTCGCGGCGGTCTATCATAAATGATCCGCTCTCTCTGGCATGCCATGTGCCCCTGTTGCGGCACGCCATTGACCAAGGAACAGAAAGAGGATGTATTCGCGTGCAACCATTGCGGATGGGAGGCAGAAGATGCCAGAAACGCTTAAAGACATGTTGGTGCGACACGAAGGTTTAAGGCTCAAGCCCTACAAAGACACGGTCGGAAAGACCACTATAGGCGTGGGCCGTAACCTTGACGACAACGGGATCAGCAAAACAGAGGCCATGCAGCTGCTAGAAAACGATATCCAAAGCGCCACGGACGATCTAAACACGTCCTTGCCCTGGACCGCAAACCTCGACTGGCCGCGCCGGGCCGTGCTTATCAACATGACGTTCAACCTGGGGATCTACGGCCTGATGGGTTTTCACGACACGCTGAACGCCATACAAGACGGCAAATGGCAAAGCGCGCACGATCATATGCTGGCAAGCAAGTGGGCGCGGCAGGTAGGGCCCAGGGCGATCGAGCTGGCGCGGATCATACTCACCGGAGAAATCCAGGATTAAAGGGAGGCAGGACCATGGAATTCAGTAAAATGTTTTCGTCAGACGGCGGGGCGTCCTGGGCACGGTTCGGGTCATTCATGGCCCTGGTCTGTTCGCTGGTCTGGATCACGTTCGTGGTCTTTTCCACGACAAAGCTGACAGATCCGGCCACGCTGCTCGGTCATGCCGTGTTTGTGTCAGCGCTGTATGCGATCGGGAAAATGAACGAGTCCTGGCAAAACGGACAGAAACCCCCGGAGGATTCAAAATGATGGACAAGGTCAAATTATACAGCCCCTGGGTGATCGCGCTGCTCATGCTCTCGGCTGCGGTCTGGTCCTGGTATCACCCGAAGGAAGTGGAGCGGATCAGGACCGAGTACCAGGACCGGACTAAGACGGTTTACGTCAAGGTGCCGGTCCCGGTCCAGGGCGGAAACGTCCAGGGAACCGGCGACACGGTCCAGGGCAACCCCGTGGTGGCCACGGCAGACTGCCCTGCAACGCCTGGCGGGTCAGAGGTTGTGTCAACGGTCAGCCCCTCGACCGGCGAGGTGCATATCCTGACCAGGCCGAAGCCGCTGTCCTTGTTCGGTTTCGAGGATCAGAAGGAAATCGGGGCACGGTACGGGGTAGGCAAGACCGAGATCGACCTGTTCGCCCGGTGGACGTTCTTTCGTGTGGGATCGTTCTATGCTGCAGCCTATGCCGAGGGGTCCATGATCGGGACCACGTCCTCGTCAAATGTGATGCTCGAAGTCTCATACAGGTGGTGATCGCATGAAAGCAATGGTAATACAATCGGACTTCACCGGCGGAGAGCTCGACCCGAAGCTATACGGCAGGGTAGGCATTCCCCGGTATCAGTCCGGGCTCAAGACGGCAAAGAACGTTGATATTATGGTCACGGGCGGGGCCACGGTGCGCGCGGGCAAGAAGTTTGTCTACAACGCCGGGGCAAGCATCACAACCCGGACCATCCCGTTTGTCATCTTCCGGACCGATACAACCCCGGCCAGCCTCAAGGGCTACGTGGTCGAATTCCGCAGCGACAATAAGATCAGGTTCTACCTCGACGGCGCGCTGATCGTCACCGGAGGGTCAACCCCGTACGAACTCACCAGCCCGTTCACCAGCGCAAATCTATCGCTGATCAAGTACGAGCAGTTTAATAATCAGCTGTACCTGGTGCACCCGGACTTTCCGCCGTGTACGCTCACGCGCACGACAGACACGTCCTGGGCGATCACGAACGTGCCGTTTGTGTTTGAGACAGTAAGAAATATTGCACAGTCTTATTGGACCGAAAGGATTAATAATAGAAACATAGCACTTAGTTCTATTTGCTGGTCTGGCACTATGTTTGTCGCGGTCGGTGCTGCGGACGGTACGGACGCATATATTTTAACATCGACCGATGGAACAACCTGGACAGAGCGGGCGCCTTCTGTAGCAAAAAACATAGCACTTAATTCTATTTGCTGGTCTGGCACTATGTTTGTCGCGGTCGGTGCTGCGGACGGTACGGACGCATATATTTTAACATCGACCGATGGAACAACCTGGACAGAGCGGGCAAATCCGAAGAATATTACATTAACATCTATTTGCTGGGCAAGCACTCAATTAGTTGCAGTTGGTTATGATGATGGCGTTACGGACGCATATATTCTAACATCGACAAATGGGGTCACCTGGACTGAACAGGCAAATCCGAAGAGAGCGTTTCTTTATTCTGTTTGCTGGTCAGGCTCGCTACTCGTAGCTATGGGAGTTGAGGTGTTTGGCGTTCCTGATACTTATATTATCACGTCAGCCGATGGCATAACCTGGACTGAACAAGCAAACCCGAGAAATGCACAGATAAATTCAATATGCTGGACAGGAACTCAATTTATTGGTGTTGGGAATAATTCTTTAGGTTCAAATAAAGTCATCATTACATCACCAAATGGTATTTCATGGACTGAACGTTCAGACCCAAAAAATAAAGGTTTAAATTCAATTTGCTGGTCAGGAAGTCAGCTTATTGCTGTTGGTATCCACGATGGTTCAGACGCCTATATTATAACGTCAGATGGTAACTTCGGTTATGAAGGTCTTACCAGGTCTGGCCAAGTTGTCACAGCTGGAACAATAGAATACCACGGATGGAAATCGGGAACCATTGTCACGATCACAGGCGCAACCCAAACCGACTACAACGGCACGTTCGTGATCACGGTCGTGGACGACCGGACCTTCACCTATACCGTCAGCGGATCACCCGCCACGCCCGCCACCGGCACGATCACGGCGGGCCGCGTGCCGTGGGGCTCGACCGGCTATCCCGCAGCGCTCACGTTCTTTGAACAGCGGATGCTCCTGGCCCGCACGTCGAAACACCCTCAGACCGTGTGGGGCTCGGAAACTAACAATATATACAACTTCGTCCTTGGCGCGCTCGACTCCGACCCGTTCGAATTCGTACCCGCGGCAGCCGCGTCGAGCATCAACCAGATGATCACGACCAGCCAGGTTGTCCTGCTCACCAATGACAAAGAGATCACCATGTCCGGCGGAGCGAATCCGCTCACCCCGTCGAATGTCCAGATCAAGGCTGTGGGGCGGTACGGATCAAGAGACGGTATCCGGCCCCTACCGATCGGCGGAGAGCTGGTATTCTCCACGCGCTCGGGCAAGCGCGTCAGGGGCATGTCGTACAAGCTGGTCTCTGACGCCTACGAATTCCCGAACGTCTGTATCATGAGCGAGCACCTGCTCACCAGCGGTATCGTCGAGATGTACCACGCCATCGAGCCGAACAGCACGGTCTATATCCTCACCGCAGACGGCAAGATCGCCCGTGTCGCCTACGACCGGGAACAAGAGGTTGTAGCGTTCTCCTGGTACGAAACAGATGGCCTCTACAAGGGCCTCTGCGTGGTCCAGGAAGGCCTCAAGGACCAGATATATGCAACCGTCGAGCGGACCATCGGCGGCACAGCCTACACCTACATGGAGCTGTTCGACCCCACTCTGAACACGGACAGCGCCGTCACTGGCACCGACGGCACAGGCAAGACCACCTGGACCGGCCTATCGCACCTGGAAGGCAAGACCGTGGACGTGATCGCCGACGGCGTGGACCTTACCCCAATGACCGTAACAAGCGGCCAGATCGTCCTGCCCACGGCAGCCAAGGCGGTAGAGATCGGCCTGCATTTCGAAGCAGAGATCCACGACCTACCGGTCGAGCTCCCGGTCGGAGACGGCACAACCCAGGGCCGCACCTCGGTCAGCGTCAGCGAGATCACGGTCCGGATGCATGAGTCTATTGGCTGTACCATCAACGGCCAGGCCATCAGCACCGGAGCATCGGCCTTCACAGGTGACAAGAAAGTGACAGCTATAGGCTGGGGAGTCTCGGCGGGTCAGGTAGAGATCAAACGGACCCAGCCTATGCCGTTCACGGTTTTGGCGATCATTAAGCGGGTGACGGTCAATGACTGATATTGTCTATCAGGTGGAGCGGGTGACGGATATCCTCGACGAGATCAAGCCACTGCTCGAAGCGCATTGGCAAGAGATCGCGCTGTACAAAGATCAGTTTCCGCTTAATCCCGATTATAACCAGTATAAATTGCTTGACCAGGCTGGCGTGGTCCATGTCGTAACAGCCAGGAACGACGGAGACCTGATCGGGTACTATATCTCGTTCATCATGCCGCACCTGCATTATCAGGATTGCATCGTTGCCATGAATGATGTTTTATTCATCAAGAGCGAATACCGAAAAGGCCGCGCAGGCATGAAAATGATCGCGTTCGCTGAACAGGAACTGAAAAAGCTCGGAGTCCATAGAATGATGATCCACGTAAACACGCAGCACGATTTCAGCCCACTACTAACCCGTATGGGATTTACGGAAACAGAGAGAAACTTTGAAAAGCTCCTAAACAGGAGGGTATAACATGGCGGAATGGGCAGCGGTTGCACTCGCGGCAGCAAGCGCGGCATACAACATAAACGCGAACGAAAAGACGCGCAAAAGCACGAACGACGCCGCAGGCAAGGCAGCCGACGACGCAGCAGCGACCACGGCAGCCAGCACCGCGTCAGCCAAGAAGTACGCCGACGAGCTGAACGCGGAAGCAGAGCGCGAACGCCTGGTCGCCATATCCGCCCAGGACGCGCAGAACGTGCGCCTGGCAGCCCTGGCGCAGGAAGCAGCGGCAAACGAGAAGGTCCTGGCGCAGAACATAGCGGAACGCGCAGGCGAACAGTCCCTGGTCGATCAGCAGGCAGCGGACGCGGAGACCGCACGGGTCAAGGAAGCCGAACGCACGACCATGGCCCGGCAGATCGCCTCACTTGCCGGGGCCGGGGTATCTCTCGCGGACGAGACCGGGACCCCTGGGGCCCTGCTCATGGACACCAAGACCAAGGCAAGCAAAGACGTGGCAGCGGTCGAGACCGCTGTCGGCGCACAAAAGAACCTGCTGGCAGCCACGGCAGCCAATGCCCTGGAACAGGGGGCGGTATCGTCAAAGAACATACTGGCCTCGGCAGAGCACCAGATCAAGACCAACACCGAGAATGTCAAGAACGCAGCCGATACCCTGGTCGCAAACGCGAAGATCGGAGCGGACACGGCGATCAGCACCGCAAACCTGAACAACCTTATGACCCTGGCCAGCGCTGATAAATACTACACTACGCTCGATCAGCTGAAATCAACGAGCAACGCAAGCATGTGGAACAGCTTGTTAAATACCAGCTCAAGCCTTTTGGGCGCGTTTAAAACGCAGACGGATTATTCGAGCAAGACAACGACCCCAAAAGTAAATATGAACTATAATCCGAAATTATAAACAGGGGACCGAATGAAAAAGTACACCGGGACCGATCAGACGCTCATAGACCTGTATAACAGTTACAACACCTACCAGAACAAGATCGACGCGCTGCAGGCTGAGTGGGACAAGCTGAACGCTGATTTGGGCACCGCTCCGAAATATTCCGATTATGTAGACGAATGGAACAGCACAGGACAGGACAGAAAGTCCGATGTTGCTGGTTATACTGCAGCGCTCGAAGCGTACCAGGCAAAGCAGACCGCCCTCACCGCAAAAGCAAAGGAGATCGGGAAGAATAAAAACTATTTACCCAGCATAGACGCGAAGATCGGCAATCGGGAAAGCACGCTGCAGCAGTCCGACGTGAATGTCAGCGTGAACAAGACGGCCCTGGGCGCAATAGATACAGAGAACACGCTGAACCAGAACATACAATCTGAAATCGGAAACCTGCTGACCATAAACAAACAGCAGGCAGCGGACGCGGCCAAGAGTGTGGACCAGGTCGCAAAATCCCAGCTGTCAAAGTACGCGGTCAAGGCTGGCCAGGCCGGGTATATATTCGACACGACCAGCGGGACAGCCGGAGCGCTGGCAGGTACGGCAACGTCCGAAGCTGCCATGAAAAAGGAATCCATATCAGGGTATCAGGAAGGCTATACCAATCTACTGACCGGCAAATCAGCTTCGGCAAACGACGCCGCAAAAACTCTCACCGGCGCGATCGGTAAAAGCTCGAATGATTGGATAGGCCTTTCCACCAGCTCATTAAACACGGCCACGGATAAGCGCCTGTCGAACGTGGACACGTATATGACCACAAACGACGACGGCGGGATCACCACGCTGGACCCTACCGCTGACACCACAGTCAAGAATTCCGTGACCGCGATCGACACGGTGCTAGGCACCTGGGACCTGGCGTCGTACAACAAGACCCTGGACACCCTGACGCACAATTCTGCGAACAAACAGACCTGGAACCAGATGCTGCTCGACCGGATCAACCCGGACAATCCCTACAGCATCTACGGCACGCCGCAGACCACCAGCAAGGCCTCGAGCATGACCCCGCAGGCCACACCCACGACCTTGGCCGAAGCAGCGGACGGCACCGGCAAGAACCTGCTGGCCGCAGCCTCGAGCGTGGACCTCACGTCGAACGTGTACACGTCGCCGTCGTTGTTGTCCAATGATAAGAAAAAAGCAGGGAGGCTTATATAATGCCCAGGATACCTTTGGCGTCTGACTCAGGGCTCGGCAGCGGGAAGTATGAGAACGTAGTCACCACGCCGGTCAAAGGCCGGACCGTACAGCAAGAGCTCGGGCCAAAGCTCGAAGTAAACCGGATAGATGTCAAGCAGCAGCCCGTCGCGGACCTGGCAAGCATCAAGCCCGTCGCGCCCACGCTCGCGCCCACGCAGCTGATACAGCAGGGGCTGGATAGTGTGCTGAAGAACGTGGAGAGCCTGGCCGCGTACAATCGGGCGGAGATACAACACTTAAATGAGGTGAAAGAAAAGACCGGGCTGATCGTAGCGCTCGGGGCCGTGACCACAAAGTACGAGAAAGACACGTTCGATATCCTGAATAATGGCAACCTGTCGAACGAGGACAAGGTCAAAGAGCTGCAAAAAGTAGAAGACGACGTGTCCGCGGTCCCGATGAAGATCACAAACAATCCCGACCTGCAGATGGCGGCCACGCAGCAGATACAGTCACACATTGCGTCAGTTAAAAACCGGGCAAATGAGGTGATCAAAAGAAACACCCAGGACGGAATACTCGCGTACGTGGATCAGATCGAAGAGGGTATGACCATGGAAGCGTCGCGGGGCGATTATAAAACCGTACTGAATAATTATGATCAGATCGTGGGAGCTGCATGGCCGTCAACGGGCCGCACGCAAGCAGAATTTGTGATTAGGCGGAAGAATTTAGAGCAGACCATAATGCAGAACGATATTATGGGCACGCTCAAGGCCGTGGACACCAAGGCAGGCAAGCAGGCGCTCGACGCCGTGGGGATCATGTACAACCGCCTGGTTGCCGTGGACGACAAGAACGTGCCAACGGAATGGACGAACCTAAACTCTACCACCAGGAACGCGGCGATCAAGCTGGTGATACAGAAAAAGAACCAGATAGAAGCAGACCTGGAAGCGCATGGGAATAAAGAACTATCAGGCTTAAAAAGCAATTTCAGCGTGAATATGGCAATCTATTCCGACGCGCTCAAGAACGGCGACCTGATCGACCCCACGTTCTCACTCACGCTCAAGAAGCAGGCAGCCGAGATCATGGCAAAGGAACCGGACAAAGCAGCCGGTTATATGGGCGAGCAGCAGATCCAGAAAGTGGAGCAGGAATACGGCCCCGCGTACCGTCTCAAGATGCAGGCCGAGGACCAGCTGTTCGGGACCGGAGCCCGGCACATATCCTACCAGGACACCAACAACTCGGAGGCGCTGCAGACAAAGATCGCGCAGAACATCAAACTCGGCCTGCGGGTCAAAGAAGAAAGAGGCCTGACCTTTGTGCCCGTACTGCGGAACGCTGACATGGAGGCGATCGCCAGGACCGTGGAAGCAAACCCCGCGAACGGTATCCGGGCGATCGACACGATCAAGCAGTCCCTGGGAGACGACGGAAAAAACAGCCTCATGTTCATGGCCGGACAGATGGCGAACGCAAAAGATCACGCCTCGCCTGCCGTGGCCGCGATCATCTACAACGTGGCCAAGGGCGACCTGGCAACAGCGCAGACCCTGGCGAACGGCATGGAAGTGATAAAGACCAAAGCGATCACCATGCCGAAAGATGCGGATCTGCGGGACCGGTTCAACGGCATGATCGGCGACGCCATGGCAGAGAACAGCGCGAACCGGGGCATACAATTTGAGGCATACAAGGTCGCCTATGCCAGCAACGCAGCGCGGAAAAGCATTGTCGATGGTAATTTTGACCGGGAGTCCGCGAACGAAGCGTTCAAGCGTGTGGTCGGAACCGTGGCAAAGTGGAACGGGTCGAGCGTGCTTCTACCCGACGGCATGGACGAGGGAAAATTCAGGGATTATCTGAACGGGATCTCGCCCGAGACGGTCCAGGCCTGGGGCGGGATTTCAGGAATGAAGAATGACAAGGCTGCAGACTTTATCAAGGACGACGCCAAGCTCCGGGCAGTTTCTCTTGGCAGGTATGCCGTGCTGTACGAAGGCAGAGAGGCGATCACGACAGCAGGCGAGCCGTTCATTATTGACGTGACAAGTCCGCTGATCAAGCCGAAGGGCTTGACCTTCACGGGCACGGAGATCAATTAAATGCTGTTACTCGACGAGACGCCATACCAGGAACCAAAAGAAACACTGCAGGTCGCGCCTACTGGCATCATGAAAGCCTCTGGCATGGCCGCGCTCAAGCTGGGAGTGGATTTTGGGGCCGCGTCGGTCCTGGTCGCGGGCGGGGTAGTTGAACTGCTGCACAACCCGTTCAATAAACCGGACTATGAGAATATACTATTCAAAGGGTACGACGAAGTATTCAAACCCATGCAGGACGCGCTCACCCCGGACCCCGGATCTGTAACCATGGCGGGCCGTATCATCTCCGGGATCATCGGTTTCGCTCCGGCGCTGGCGCTGGGTCCTGCCGGGGTCGCGATCCTGGCAGGAACCAACGCGATCACCACCGGGTCAAACCTGATCGACCAGGGGGTCGGGTCAGGCGCGGCAACCGGTGCGGCCATGCTGGCAGGTGCCACGGGTACGGCCATGGCGGGTATTCCGCAGGCGGCAAAGACCTGGACCGGCACCATGGCCCTGGCAGCGCTCAACCCCGTGATCGGAGCGGCCAGCACCCAGGCGGAAAAAACCCTGCTGCAGGCCACGGGGAACGAGAAGATCGCCGAACAGTATGACCCGCTCGACCCGGCAGCCAGAACCATCGACGGCGTGCTCGGTATCACGTTCGGTACCCTGGACAAGTACCACGCTGCACGCACGAAAATGCTGACCAAAACCAAGGACAGCATCGACACCGTGGGGAATTGGCAAAAAATGTTCAAGGATACCCCGTTCGACACCACGGACCCGAAGACAGCCGACCTGGGCTACAAGGCCATGCAGAAGGCCCTGGCGGATATTGCCCAGGGCAAGCCCGTGGATCTGTCCGGGGTCCTGCCGGACGAGGTCAATATTAAGACCGAAAAGACGCCGATCCGGCAGGAAGAGGACGAAGCGAACAAGCTGATCAAGAAAGCAATAAAACAAGAAATTTCAATTCCCGAATTCAACGTGAACGAGGTCAAGTACAAGTCAGGAGGCGGCCCGATAGGCGGAGAGTACCGGGGATATTTCAAAGCGTTCGATCGCTACACCGGAGAGCAGATCGGCCTGGTGGAGTACACGCAAAAAGTCGGTGGTCTGTACGTCAATAATATTGAGGTGGCGACGGAGTTTCGTCGCAAGGGTGTGGCGTCCGCGCTGCTCGATCAGGTGCAGACCGAGGCCAGGGGAAAGAACGTAAATTTCGAGATCAGCAACAACACCCCGGAAGGCGAGGCCCTGGCAAAGAAGTGGGAAGGGCCGATCGACAAGAACGTGCCAGCGCTTGATTCGATCGACACGCTGATAAATGAGCAAGTAAACCTGAATTCGACCGAGCGAACTATTTATCGGTCCGAACGAAGTGCCGCATTAAAAGCTATTGATCAGTCAAAGAACGACCCGATCTCTATTGCAACGAACGACATAAACGAATTAGACAACAATCCGAAAAAACTGTACCGAGCAGTTAATGGTGTAGATGTAACGCGCTCAGAAACAGAAGGCGCTCTGAACCCGAACCCGCACCACAAACACCTGGCGCAGAACGGCGTGGAGGTTGCCGCATCCTGGTGGACTACCGACATTACCAATGCGCTCTACGATATTGCACCGAGCAAGAAGGACGCAAAGATCGCGGTCATGGATCTGCGGGATATCCCCAAAAATGTGTACCTGCAGAACACCGTAGAAAGTGGCAGCATCGGGAACCTTTGGGTTGGCATACCCGACGGTCTGGCGCATAATAAAATTGAATACCGGGACTTGACAGGTTTCGATAAAACCGCTATAGTTGAAGCACAAGGAGATGCTATCAATGCCGATACCCCGAGAGATGTTAATCCGGAAAATAAAAGAGAGCAACCGGCCGCCGGAGGAAAAGGCCAAGATGCTGGCCCGGCTGCGATTGAGCCAGGCAGTAATACAGGCGTCGTTCAAACAGCACCCGCCAAAGTAAAGCCCGCACCACGCACTAACAACCCCACGGCTGCAACCGTAAAACCAAACAACCCAGCAGGCAGGTCGTTCACTCCTGACGATATTTCTGTTCTCGAAGGATCTCTGACGAGTATCAGGAATAGCACGTCTGAAATCCATACAGTTCAGGTCAAGGACGGATCAGGGAACGCTACCGGAGAAATCGCCCAGGGTAGCAGACAATGGTCAACCTATCAAAAAGACAACCCCTGGCTGGAAGGCCGCGCCCCTGGCGCTGCAGCTGCTGTGCTCGAAAAAGCTATAAATGGAGAATGGCCCATAAAACGCGCAACAGCACAATGGCAGCTTATCTATGATGCTATTGACAGCTACAACAACGCGGACGTGGGGCATTATGGCGATATATGGTCCGATCCTGTTGTCGGTCGTGTAGAGAATTCGCTGCTTGACCAGGGAGACTTTGCAATACAGACCGGGACCGACAGCCTGGGCACTCCGGTCAGCACGTCAGCTGTTGAATTCCTGAAGACTGCAAAGGACGAATACAAGCGGGCCACAGCCACAAAAGATATTTTTGAGCAGATCAGCAACTGCATACGATAGAGGGAGCCATGGACTGCATAAACCGAATAATAAACGACTACGAAGGCCGGATGAAACCCGAAGAGATCGAAGCGATCTACCGGCGCATTGCCAATAAAATGAAGTACGATCCGAACCTACGCAAGGACGCCAAAGGCAACCCCGTGGACCCGGCCACGGATCTGCGCGCTCTGGCCGTGGAAAAGGTCTTTGCCGAAGAGGTGCAGAAAAAGGCCGACCAGCTGCGGAACAAGTATTTCGCAGCCGAGGCCATCGACCGGGGAATGAAGCATATATCGGAAAACAACCAGCGCGGGAACGTGCGGTCAGTTATCGAAATCCTGACCGGAGACGGCCAGGGCCGACAGAAGGACACCACGCTCGAAGGACGCAAGAACGGTATCCTGACCCTGGACGCTGCCGAGATCGGCGCGGCGTTCGAGGATTATACAACATTCTTTGGCGCGAAGATCACACCCGAGCAGGAGCTGAACATTATAAGAGAGCTCGACCGGGACGGCAGCAGCGGAGACAATGCCGCGCAGAACCTGGTACAGCAATGGGTCATATGGTCCGGTAAGAACCACAAGCTCAAGAACGACCTGGGCGCGGACATTGGCTTTAGATCTGATTGGCGCGTGCCGCAGTCCTGGGACCCGGTCGCGGTCAGAAATTTCGGCTTGTCCGCTATGGAAAAAGCACAGAAACTCTGGCCAAAGACCGACGCAGCCACGCGCAAGGCCTTGCACGACAAAGCGCAAGAGAACTTTGTCACCGAGGCCATGAAGCACATCGACCCCCAGGCCTACACCGACGGCGAGGGCAAGCCCCTGGGACCGGAAGAACTGACACAGGCCATGCGCGAGGTATTCCAGACGATCAGCACCGAAGGCCTGAACAAGATCGAGACCGGAGGATCGGTCGGGGAGGCGCCGGGGATAGCCGGTCAGCTGGCTGCCCACCGGGAGCTGCACTTCAAGAACGCTGCTGCCTGGTACGAGATGAACAAACAGGTCGGCAGCCGCGACGTGCTCGGGATCATGCAGCAGGTCGTGGTCAAGAACGCCCGCGACGTGGCCCTGCTCGAAACCTTGAGCCCGCATAATAATGTCGTATTCAATACCCTGTTGTCGTTCGCAGAGCAGGCCGACGCCGTGGCCGGTGGAGCGGTCAAGAAAGATTCAGTCCGGGCAAAGCAGATATATGCGGAACTGACCGGGACAGCGAACATGCCGGTCAGCGAACGCGGGGCGCAGATCGCGGGCTTTTTCCAGAATTGGAGATCCTGGACCGCTGCCACACACCTGGGCGGCGTGCTGCTTTCCCAGGTTTCGGACATGGCCACGTATAACGTGATCGCCCGGACCAACGGCCTGGGCATGGGTCGCGCCATGGAATTTTGGCTTAAAAGCATGAACCCGGCAAACAAAGCGGACCAGATCGCGCTGGCGCGCGCTGGTATCGCGTCGGAATTCGTGCTGCATGACGTGGCTGCCAGGGTCGGCGAGGCAGTCCAGGGCAAGACGCTGGCGTCAAACGTGGCCACAAAGGCGCTTCGGCTGTATGGGATGAACTGGTGGTCAGACGGTGGGCAGCGGGCTTTCCAGGCGCTTATGGGTTTTCACCTGTCGGACATTGTCAAGGGCGGCGGCGAGACCGACGCGTACCATTTCAACAAGACGCTGGAACGGTACGGCATAGGCGAGAAAGAGATGGCCATCATCAAGCAGGCCCAACCGGTTGAGATCATGGGGCATGAGATGATCACCCCGGTTTCGATCAAGATGCTGGGCGACACCCCGGAGATCCGCGAGGCGGCTATCAAGGTCGCGGCCATGTTCGGGGAAGAGAGCCGGACCGCGATCATGCAGCCGAACGCGTACACTAAGGCGATCATGCACGGCGGAACAGCCCCCGGCACCCTGGCAGGCGAGGCGCTGAGGACCTTTGGCATGTTCAAGTCATTCACCGCTGGCATGATGACGCAAGTCCTGCCGAGGGTTTACGGAGCAGAAGGGTCGAGCGGGTACAAGGCTGGTATCGTGGCGCAGTACGTTCTGACCATGATGATCGGCGGGGCAATCTCCACGCAGCTGCGGACCATGGCGCGGGGTCAAAATCCCAGGGACATGACAGATCCGGCCTTTTGGCTGGCAGCAAACGCCCAGGCGGGCGGGCTCGGTATCTTCGGCGACTTCATGTTTTCGGACGCCAACCGGTTCGGCCAGGGTATTGTGTCGTCCATGGTCGGGCCCCAGCTTCGCATGGTCGAGGATCTACACAAACTAACGATCGGGAATATACAGCAGGCCTCACAGGGCAAGGCCCCGCATTTTACAGCCGAGGCCTTGCAAATGACCAAGAACTACGCTCTGCCGTACGTTAACGCGTTTTACACCAGGGGAGCCCTGGACCACCTTATCTTTTTTACAGCCCAGGAAGCAGCCAACCCCGGCTATTTGCGCCGGATGAAACAGAACACCGAGAACAGCCAAAACACGACCTGGTACTGGCCACCCACGGATACCCTGCCGCACGCGCCTGACTTCGACATGGCGTTCCACGGCAAAAGGAACAAATGAGCAGAAGGCCTTATGTTTCTTTTAAAGCGTTCTTCCTGGTATGGGCCAAACGCAAGGGCTGGGTCGTGCCCGACTTTCACCTGGCTATTTGCGATTGGCTGGAACACAAAGAACGGACCGCGGTGCTCAAAGTCTTTCGCGGCGGTTCAAAGTCCACGATCCTGGCGCTTTACCAGGCCTGGAAACTTCGGAACGATCCCACCTGGCGGTTCATAGATCGCAGCTCCGACGACGGCACGGCCACAAAGTTGAGCGCTGACACCAAGAACGTCCTGACCCTGCACCCGCTCTGCAGCGGAATGATCAAGGGCAAGCTCGGGGTAGAGCGGTTCAACGTCGTGGGCAATCCTGATATACGGAACGCCTCGGTCACGGCCTACGGCATCATGTCGAACGCCACGTCGTCTCGTGCAGACGAGATTATAAACGACGACGCCGAGGTCCCGAAGAATATAGCCAGCCTAGAGACCCGGCAGAAGCTCCGGGAACGCCTAGGCGAAGAAACTCACATAATCGTTCCCGGCGGTATGCTGCTGTATGTCGGCACAGACCACACGCACAACAGCATCTATGACGAGAAGATCGGGAACGGGTACGACCACCTGATCATTCCCCTGTTCGCGGACGTGAAGCGGTCAGAGTCAGACGGAGAAAGCACGTTCTTTTCGGTATCGTTCTCGATTGACAATCCGGACGAACTCTATGTCATTACCGGGATCGGCAAGCACAGCCGGGTATTGACCCCTGAACAATACGAGATCCGCGCCGACAGCATAAAGCTGCACACCCCGCTGCCCGAGGGCACGATCCTGGACATTTCATACGGGAACCCCTGGCCGATCTACTTTACCCGGAACGAGATCGAGTTCAGGCGCAAAGAGTGCCGGACCCTGAACGCCTGGGACAGTCAGTATTTGCTCAAGGCAAAACCGATACATGAGGTCCGCCTGGACCCGGACAAGATCGTCATATACGACGAGATACCGAGGATCAGGTTTGCCAACAACGACGTGTTTATGTCCCTGGGCAGTATCCGCCTGACCGGGGTCCGGGCCTGCTGGGACTGCAGCCTAGGCAAGGCCGACAGCGATGATAGCGCGTTCGCCGCAATCTTCCAGGACGGCGGCGGGCATCTATATTGGCAGATCCTGGACGTGCTCACCGGAGACGTATACGAGCAGGCAAGACAGGTTAAAAAGCGCGTCGTCGAGTACAATATTCCCAGCATCACGATCAAGACCGCCGGGATCGGCGGCTTTCTTCCCGCGATTATGAGAAAGGAATTTAAAGAAGCGGGCGTGCAATGCGGCGTGGTAGAGATGGTGGAAACGAAGAACAAGTCAGATCGCATATTGAGCGCCTACGAGGCACCATTGTCAGGCCGTTTTCTGCACGCCCACCGGTCTGTTGTAGAAGGCGGCCTGGCCGAGCAAATGCGTGATTGGATACCTACCCACGCAAACCAGGCCGACGATCTGCTCGACACGGGCGAAGGCTGTATCACCAGCCTGCCGGTCAAGATCGGGAAGGTGATCGGGAAGCATAAAGATATGAACGAGCGAACCGAATGGCGGGAGAACGTCGGCAGCTATGAGGTGGCTGTGGAATTTTAAGACTCTGCTAGGAGTTGAATTTCTTTAGAAAGTGATATCATTTGATTCTTGGTTAAATTTACGCGATAATAATTATCACATTCTTCCTCTATAGTGAAGATGCCATTTTTATCTTTTGAAATAGATATAATTTTATTATCTTTCAGTATATCAATAATGCTTTCCATAGTAATTCCTTTACTGTAAGACTACTGTAAGAGATTTTAAAGCCTTTAACATTGAAATCATTAAACAATATGGCGGGAGAGCGTGAGAATCGAACTCGCTAGTCAGGATAATAAATCAATTACTTATAGACCCATACTGCACGGCTACTGTAAGAACTATGTTTTCCTTTTCTTTTTCATCTCTGAAACATTCCCGCGTTTTTCGATCACGTCGCGCAGATATTCGGTCCGGTTGTGTATGTATAGGTCCGTGCTCCTGCCGTCGGCGTGCCGCATGAGATCCTGGGCAGCGGAGCGATCGGCGACCTCGACGATCTGCGTGCAGAACGAGTGCCGGGTTCCTTCGTAGTGACTGCAGGGCAGGTTCGTGTATTTTTTCCAGTAGAGGCCCAGGCGCTGAACAGCATAGTGGGACCCGGTCGCCGGGTTAATGAACAGCCAATCATCGGGAAACCGGCCCGCAGCGTGCGCCCTTGCCAGATCCATGGCGCGCCGGGACAAGGGCACGGCCTTCTTGTGTCCTTCCTTGTCAGACTCTCTTAAATGGCGCATGGTGAACGTGCGCTGCACGGTCATGGTGCATGTGTTAAAATCAATATCTTTTATCTTGAGCGCGCAGGTCTCGCCTGGCCTCAGGCCGGTCTCGGTCTCGAATTCGAAAACGTCCCGGTGCTCGACCGGGATCAGCGCCAGGGCTGCGGCCTGGTCCACCATGGTCAGGGCGATCTTTGGCGCGGCGTCGTTACCCTTGACCACGGGGAACGGCGGCATGGCCTCGATTATTCCCTTGCGCCAGGTCCAGGTCATTGCGGTGTGCAGGATATTCACGATCGTGCGCTTTGTTCTTATCTTGAGGGACCGTGGCAAACTATCCTTAAACGCTTCAAGATCGGCGTATCGGATTTCCCGAATGTCCAGGTGGCCGATCTTTGGGGAAATGTGATTTTGTACATAGCTGCGGTATGAGTGATAGGTCCCGAACGATAACTCGTTTTGATCGACCTCGGTCTTTACCTGGTCGAGCCATTTGTCGAGCTGCTGGTCGAGGCGTCGTTCTTTTACTTTGGCTGACTGCCAATCGGAAATAGAAAATGCCCGCTGGCGGATCTCTCGGTTCATGGCGAACAGCTGATCGTAGGCGGTCATGTAACCGAATCCGACGCCGCGCACGTCTTTAAAAAGTCTGCGCGTGGTCCCTTGCCAATGCAGAACAATATGGCATTGCGCGCGTCCACACTTCGGGCACGAACCGGTCCGGTCGTTCATGGCAACCGCGCAACTGTTGCAGCGAATTGTTCCTGTCACTATCAGCCCCCCTGATATGGGGGCGTTATAGCATGGTTTGGTTTGCATTGTCAAGCCGCGATCAGTTCTCTCATGTCCAGAGGACTCGGAACGTCGGTTTTCGGTTTCAGCAGGTGCAGATATATCATGGTGGTTTTTGGGTCGCTGTGACCCATGAGGCGCTGCAATCGCAGCAGCGCGGACTCGTGCGAACCCTCGGCACCTTCAAGCCAATGGGTAGCGAACGAATGGCGGAAGGTGTGACAGCCTGCTTTTTTCGGTATCTTCGCGTCTCGGATCGCCCTGCCTATCCGTTTCTGTACCGCGCTGTGATGGATATGGTATAGTTTTCCGCCCCACTTCGGGTCTTTGCATGGACCGGAGGCAGGGAATAACCAGAACCATTCCCAGGAGAACGGAGCGGCGGGATATTTGCGGTCTAGGGCGTCGGGTAGAGATACGGCCACGCGGCGCGCGGAGTATGATTCATGCTCGATCTTGAGCGTGCGCAGGTGCTTGCGTAGTGGTTCGACCAGCATTTCCGGGAGCGGGACCACGCGGTCTTTGCTGCCTTTTCCGCGCCTGACGTTTACCTGACGTCGGTCTAGATCCACGTCGAGAACGCGGAGCTGGCAGCACTCTTCAAGACGAAGTCCGCAGCCGTAGAAGAACGCGGCCCATATCCAGCTGACACCGTGCAGAACGTCGAGTATGCGCCAGGCCTCGTCACGGCTAAATACAGATGGCAGAAACTTCGGGCGGGACGATCGGGAGAATGTTAGATCCCCGACCTGCTCTTTTAAGACCAGCTTATAAAAGCCAATGATCGCACAAAGGGCCTGCTTTTGGGTGGTCGCGGATATGTTGTTTTTAATCACCAGGCGAGACAAGAACTTGCTGATCCGTTCCTCGCGGGTGGTTTCCTGGCTGCAGCTGGGAAGGAAGTCTATAAACTGTCTGACCCATGAAATATAGGTGCTGACCGTGCTCTTGCTGCGGCGTAATATTCTGAGCGTTTCATAGTATCGTTTTAATGCCTCGGTTTTTCCCATACCATCCCCCTCCTGGTTGGTTAAGTAGCCACTTTGGCGGTCTAAAGGTTGTTATCTGTTTAAGGCGTGCCCCCTGATGGTCAGTTATTCCCCGGCTGGGACCAATCCGCGCTACCGCATTGCTGCGGTTTCGGCTGCGTTAAGCCTCTTCAGGCGCTTCAAAAAAAGTTGCCGGG